CCCACGGCTCCGGATTGAAGCCTGCCTTGCGTAGCATTGTGCCAGCACCCGGTTGGAAAACAATAGGCAAACCAGCGGATAGCATTTCATAAAATCTGTTGGGCGGAGAATGGAATTCACGATGGGATGCTTTGTCCTCCAGATAGAGACCCATGCCATATGATGTAAGAACATCATAGAATTCATTGTCATGAATCGGCCCAACATATGTCACATTCGCATGCTTGAAATATTCGTAGAATTTCTTGCTCGGGCTCGAGATAACGACCTTGACTTTGGGTTTGCTGAAGTAGGTTTCAAACGCTTCCGCTCTACCATTGCGATAGCTGCCGTAGTAGAACAACGTGTCGCTGGAATATTTACGCCGCTCGGTTATGTGCTTGTCATTCCTGTCCAGGTTGAACGTCAGGCAATTCCAATTGATATAGCAACTCAATGGCGTAGCCGCAGAATTGCTGAGCACCGTGGTCCAGAAATGTGGACGACTCATGTTGAGGCTTTTACGATCCCGGAATGCCTTGCGAAATGGACTTTCCGCACCGCTTTCCTCTTTGGGCATGACGATAGTGTAGTCATTCTGTATCCAGATCACGTTTCGCGCTTCCTTGATGGCTTTGCCCAAAGCTTCAAGATGGCCGCAGAAAGCAAATGCACCGTTGACGATTATTAGATTGCGCAATGCTTCATCTGCTATATGACCGTCATCCACGATCGGTAGTTGCAGCTTATCGCTGATGAAGCGTGCGATCTTCAGACTCGCCACCATGCTGTTCGGCGAGTTCTTGACAAATGTGAAAATCTTGGTTTTCTGTTTTCGTGCGTTCATGATATTTCCTCATCTTCTATATCGTCCTTGAACATATTATCCCAATCTTGGGGACCGATGCCGGTCTGCAAGATTTCTCGATCAGCAGCGGATAGTCCCGGCAACAAGTTTTGGATCAAGTCTTCTTTTCGCAGCCATCTTTGATAGTTGATGTATTGATCAGCTGACAGCCTGACTGATTGAGGCTTCAGATTCATACGTGCTGGAGCTTGCACCGTTACCATAACAGAACCGTCAGGTAACGGATTTGATACCGTGCGTGTCGGTTGAATGCCGAGTGCGGCCATGATTGCTGGATTGGGCATAGGTTTTCCTTATGGAGGTTAAGATAGGGTGGGTCCGCCACCCTATCAAAGTTTTTGGATGATTCTTCTCCTATTCTGGCAACGCACCTTGCGTGGCCATCGCAAAACGTAACTTGGCACCTGTTCCTAAAGTTCGTTTTGAACGAGAGCCATCATCACGTCCCTTGGGTCGTCCCAAAGGTTGAGTACGATATTTAGGTGGTGACAAGCGGATAATCATAGGACCATTTCGCTGTAGTATTTCGAGAAGCTTTTGTTGGCCTCCTTTACTGTCATTTAGTTGTCCGATTTTGCTATGATGTTCATAGCAATAGCATTCTATAGGAAAACCTTGCACATTTAGTTTAGAGACAACGTAAACTCGGCGATAGAACCAATCAACGTAGGTATCAACTTCATGAGGAAACGCATCTTTATGATCATGAACACAAAGTGCCATCGAACAAGTTGCTACATTTCCTATTCCTTTCAACTTGATTGATTTCCGTACATGTTCTTCGGTTAACTCCAAGTCAACCGGCTTGGTCGGCCATTTTACTTTGGCCCAGAATACAATCGGCTTGGTGCCAAATTGTACTAACAGGCGGAACGCATGTCGCGGATGTGTCTTCCTTGTTGTCATAACTTCCTCTCTAAGCGCTGAGCCAACTTGTTCCATGTTTCTGCGACAGCGCGTACCGCAGCAACAACCTCTTGATCGACAGGTCCTTTACTGTAAACTGCAAAACGGATAGCTTGATCAGCACGAATAAGCAGTGCTGATTTATAATGTTTAGGGTCTACATCTTTTTCAGGATCATCATCGTCATCACCATCATTATCACCATTATCATCGTCATCATCGTCATCATCGTCATCATCGTCGTCATCATCATCTTTGTGGAAATATTCCTTAACAAGAGCTCTAGTTATTTTCCGTTTCTTTGCGTACTTGATAATCTTTTCTAGTTCTTCAGGATCACCGGCCATGTAATGAATAAACCATGAAAGGCCAGCAGCTAGCCTTTCAGCTTTAGGAAATTCATTAGCAACTTGTCGAATTGTTGATAAATATCTTTCACTGCATTGATCTGCATTGCAGTTTTCTCGTATTTCTGCGTAGACCTCTGCTAATTCTGCACGACTTCCGTCACGCTTTCCTTGTTTGCTAGGAGGACCGCATTCTTCTAGCAATGCATCGCCTACAGCCCATTGCCAATTTTCACCTGAATGCCAAGCAGCCACGGTCTTAGGATATTTTAGTCTAGTTTTGAACTGTACCACGGTCATTTGTAGTTCTCCTTTCCTTTTTATGAACTAAGGCGCCGCCTTACCTGCTATGCTGCCATGCTACAGGTAGGTTCTGCAACTAAAGGTTTGCCCTCCTTTATTGGTGCAGCAGAGTTTACGCTGGATTGTTCCTACGCCACCATCGTCCATAAGAATCAATGATAGCGTTCAACTTACCTTTAGCCTTCTCTAGCAGATCATCGTAATCCAGTTGTCGCCATAACAAACTGTCTAGGAAGTCTGCAACGTCATCCGGATTAGAAGTCATTCGTCCAGCTGGATCAATGAGGTCCCAACCACTGCTGCGTATCGTGTGAATTACGAGCAGATAGTTTTCCTTCAACAACGGTTGAGGAAGATATTGTCGGATATCTGTCATATCCAGCATTTGAGGCTGAGGCTGAGGCTGGTGTTGATGCGGCTGATGCCGACTATTTCCAAAGATCTTATCCACCAGTGGGTCTTTACCTTCGGCATGTCGCTTTTGGAGCTCGTCACGATACCATTTGCCATTGGCAGGATCTGTAGCTGCTTTATAGAACAGCTCTTCTGAGGTCAGGCTATCTAGATAACTTTTACGCATGGGTAGTCACTCCTTGTTTGATTGTTTGCTTGAACGGCTTGATTTCGTTGGCAGGTCACCTCCATTTGTAAAGTCTCTTCGGCATCTTGCCGAACTCACACGCTCCCCAATACTTGGACCACTCACACAGGCAATTCTGCACATCCTGTGCGTGCGGTGTCGGCATCTGCGCGCGCTCGAACATGGGAAGCAAGTCCTCACGCAAGCGGCGCTCTGCCAATCTCCATTCATCCTCGTTCCACGGTGATTTGCGATCCCGACCTAGAACGTAGTTCAATCCGCGTCGGCTCCCGGGTCCGCTGGCGGCAAATGTCCACCAGTCTCGAGCATCTTTCAATGGCTGCACGTATTTCAGGTCTGCCACGACCTGTCCGGACATGAAGCTGCCGAATCCATTCATCTGCCCGAGCAGCATGTGATAGGCATTCAAACTATCGCCGAGTTTCGGTCGCAGTTCCTTGCGTCGTTTCCATAATGGCGTGAGCACATCATGACAGATGTAAGCCAGCTTGTTGATGCTGATCCCATTCGTGCTTACGATATAGGCTGCATTGAAAACCGTGTGACCATCCGCCTGCCATCTGCGTAGAATCTGGCCGAATCTCACGTAGTCAAACGGCACCGGATAACCGATAGCGTCCAGCGTATCCGGTTGATTCAGAAGCCGAGCAACACACATCGCAAACCACAGATCGGGGTCATCAAAGTGTGGATCACGCCATGCACCGGCAATCCATCTGGTCACCGCGTCATCCTCTCGATAAACGTTGGTGAAGCGATAGTTCTGCATTATCCAGTCATCCGTCCAAGGCGGCTTCTGGCCCTCCTCCTTCTTGAGGAAGATCTGGTAGCGTTCATGAATGAAACAGAACAGCCTTTCAACCGGGTCCTTGACTTTCGATATTTCCGTTCTGTGAGCTCGCAGCTTGGATCCGTTCTTCATGTTCTTTCCTCTTGATTGTAAGCCAATGCTTCGCGGTGTATCTTTCGTCCTCACCGAATTTCTTGGACAGGACCCACGCTAGAAATCCCATGTCCTGATCCTGCCATAGCTGACCACGGTTCTTGCCGAATTTCACTGTCTTGAGTAGAGCCGGCGTCTGGCTCAGTTTCACGAGCTCCTCAATCGTATGAGTTTCCAGCATGCGCAGCAGCAGACCACTGGTCACGTAGGCATCAGACAACGCCCGATGCGGCAGAAAATAATGTGAAACCGGCGGAACATCCAGATCCAGATAATAGCGCAGCACTTGGTTCTTGTGACTGGGACAATCCGGATACAGGTGCAAAGCGCATCTCCAGGTGCAGATGTAGCGTGCAGGCAGATTGGCAACGCCGGACTGCGTGAGCAATCGCCGGTCAAACTCTGCGCTATGCCCTACGTGTATGTCAGCCATCGCCAGCATTTCTAGCAGTCCGCTTTCTTCTAAGGCTGGAGCCTTTTCCAACTCATGATCCAGAATGTGATGTATGGCTCGCGCTTCCACGTTCATTTTCGCCGCTCGTGGCTTTATCAGCGTGCTGAAATGACCAAGCCTCAGCTTGTCTTCGGCTTGAATCCAGATCGCCGCCGCTTCAACCACTTCGTCGGAAGTATCGAACCCCGTCGTTTCCGTGTCTATCACCAACATAGCTTCGCCCATTCTTTTCTTCTCTTCTCATTGCCCGATTAATGGTTTGTTGTATTATCGCCTTGCTGGTTTCATATTGCCACGCGAGATGCTCCAGCGATGCTCCCGCCTTGTGATGGATAAGGATCTGCCGTTCACGACGCAGAATTCTTTCGCTTGGATTTCCCATCTTGTATCTCCTTATGCACTTCCTGCAAACTGCGGATTTTAGGATTTCTGGCCAACATTATTGTTTCATCTATCGTCGGTTCACGCAGGGTCAGGTCTTCGTTGAACAACGAAATATGACCGCATTCGGCACAGAAACTTACGTCATTCAGTTTAGGAAGATTTTCACTGAATGGATCACTAGCCATGTCATTCGGTTCTCCACATTCTACGCAAATCGTAACTGGAACTCGCTTGCTTTTCATTGGAGCGTAGGTGGATCTCCACCCTCCCTGATTCCCTTGCTGATGTAGTCCTGCCTCACGTTTTTCATCGTCTTTATCCAGCCATCAACAAACTCATCGTCCCCGAAAGCCAGAAACATGGAACACAGACGGCCGAGCACGAACATGATATCGGTCATGTCTTTTTCTTCCTGCAACAATTCGGCAATCTCTGCCATCAGCAGATTCAGTCTTTCCATATGGTCTTCATCAATCATGGTGCGTGAGTTGATTTCTGGCTCTTGTCGTGCGTCATGTTGCGCTCGTCAGGTATGAATGCGAAATACAGCGTGGCGCCGAATAGCCATCGCTATATATTCAGCAGCAGATGCTTTGGCACCGCTATGGTCTCGTCTTTTGCGGCGGCCATACCGCGCTGCGATGATTGCAGCCTCCTCAAAGGCGATTGCTGGCGTAATAGGCTTTGGCTTGTTTAATGCGCGAGCTAGCACGTCGGGAGAGCAACCCAAGATATTAGCTGCCCTATTGAGATTTGCATCTGTGATTTTCATTTCTTCGCCTCTCGCGCCTTCTCACCGTCTACGAAACGCACGACTAGAGCCGATCCTTGAACGGTAACGAACCCACATCTCATCCAACTCCCGCAAGATATCTTTCTTTTCCTCGAGGCTCACGCTCCCCGATGACAAACAAGTTGGATGAGTAACAGATTGTGGCCCGGAGCTCAGTCTTTCCATATCATCACTCTCTGCGCATTCCTCAGCGTCTTGGCGGCATACCTCGCCTTGGCGTCACTCTGGATGGTGGAGCACGCCAGATAGACGCCCTCGCTCAGCCTGGAATGGCTGTCCGCCTCCATCGCGAGGTTATTCGCGATGGCCTCCATCATGACGCAGTGGGCATCGGCGATACCGATGCGATACTGCTTGAACCACGCCTCCAGCTCCATCCGGACCCTGGTGCGATCTTCCTGGTTCATCATATCACCCTCCATCATTGCCGGTTCCTTTTCAGGCAGCTTCTGCTCCTGTAGCGTAAACAGATTGTGGCCCGGAGCTCGGCTTACGCAGATGACAAACGCGCCGGAGCGCGCTTCTGCCTAGGAGAGTCAAATAACCATCCAGCTTCCACGTATGGAGCCGAAGCTCACGTAAGGAAATTTGCTCCTGGATAGTCTTTGTCATCTGACCACTTCTCCCCTCTGATTGCACACCTATGTGATGCTAGGCACGAGGCGTGCAGGGAGCTCAGAACGGCATTTCCTCATCACCTTCAGTATGGTCTCGATGGAGCTCTTCGACCTTTTCACCTGTATGGAATGCAGTCGCAAGAGCTCGTCCCATGTGATAAGCTTTCATCACGTCGCCGACCACTTTTTTCGCGGCAACATTTACTCCAAGCTGGCCAGCATTTATGACCATGAGCGGTAGACCATCATCAGTTTCAATACTGAACCACGTTCCCTGCTTGTTCGTGCGACGATTCGTAGTGAGCCGATAAACATGACTGAATGCTGGCATGATGCTGTTGTCATCCGGAAACCGCTTCCGCATCCATTTCGTGGCCCATTGTCTGACAGCGGTGTGACCAGTGCTGAAGAATGGGATCACGTATTCTAGACCAATTCCATCTCTCCACATGACACCGGCGACGAATTTATAATGCGTGCAGTTGTTCCCCGTCGCAGGAAAGAACCATCTCAGCTTGTTCGGCACCTGTTCAGCACCCTCCGGTGGAACAATCCTGTTGTTGTGATAAAATACCGGATAACGATTCACGAATCCACCGCCGCTCTCGCGCGGGATGAATTCAAACCACCATTCGGTCGTTCCACATGGTTGGAACAGGAATCCCTTTTTCCCGTCCAGGATTTCCGTATTTGCAAGCAGAAAATCACCGGGATGAGCACCATCCACGTGATCAGGTCCGTCCAGCACCTCCGGTGATAACGGTTGCAGTACATTGATGCTTGGAACCAGAACATCCTTCGCATCAGTGCTGACGCCCATGCCCGCATCGGCATGCATCAGGTTCGCCAGTTCTTGGTCGTAAGCGGCTACTTCTTGCTTCTTGTCATTCATCGTGTATCTCCTTGAGTTTCACGATTTTTCCAACGGTTGCTCCTAGTATTCGCAGTTCCTCATCCGTCAGCGCACCTCCCTTTTCATATATTTCTCTCACGTAGGATTTCAGCGTGTTCCACGGCACGGATTTCTTGTCGCTCGTGCGCGTGTACAAGGCTTTGTCAAATTTCTTCAGCATTTCCATGAACCGCTTGAACAGGCTGGCTTCCCTCAGACCGAAGCGGATTTCCACGGTGTGCTTGATCAGATCTGCGGCTTTCCGTTTCGTTAAAAGAGCAAAAGCTTGGTCCTGTTCCTCCGGGCTCCAATCCACGCTGACACTCGCATGGTAGAAATCACTGAGCGTGGCTTCGTAGGATGGGAAATTCCCTTCCTTCTGCAACGTCAACGAATCAATGCCATTCGCCATGAACACATCAGGCAGAGTTTGGTGCATCATTATCATCTTCTGGCCGTTCAGTCCCTTGATGCGCTCCTCCAGTCCCTTGATTTCCATGTCCAGATCACGGAATGTTCTGACCGCGGCACGAACAAGATCGAGTTTGTCTTTTGTTGGACGGATAGCATCCGCCCGCATTTCCTGCTCGAGAGACATTGTTGCTTATCCTGTTTTCTGATAGTGCCTAGCTGTAGCCAAGGCTACCACGCAAATGTTTGGATCGGCAACAAGTTTTGCACAGCCACTTGTATTCAGTTTGTTTTGGCGTAACGTGTTTGCCCTTTGCTTTATTCAGAAATCTCCGGGAGGCGACAACGATGGAACCTGCCGAAATTCTCGACATCGCAAACAGATGGCCAGTCTTTCCATGCAATCCGCTGGACAAGAAGCCGTTGACAGAACACGGATTCAAGGATGCAACGAAAGATCAGAAGCAAATCAAACTGTGGTGGCGGAAATGGCCGAATGCAATGATCGGGGTTCCGATGGGAAGCGCCAGCGGAATATGGGCAGTGGATCCAGATGTTCCGAGCAATCCCGGTGATCCGGATGGTTTGAAATCGTGGAATGAGTTGCTGGCAAAGCATCACCCGCGCCACGATCCACTGCTCACGCGCGTTCATTATACGCCGAGCGGAGGCAAGCACTATTTGTTTATATGGCACGCAACGCAAGCCGTAACCAACGGCACCGGCATGCTGCCGAAGGGAATTGACGTGCGCGGCGAAGGCGGATACATCATCGTCCCTCCAAGCACGATGGCAGACGGCAGACCATATCGTAAGAATGAAATCGAAGAAATAGCTGAAGCGCCGGAATGGCTGTATGATTTGATCTTTGCCAGGAAGAAGGAAGCCGAGGACAAGGAACGCAAGGACGAGCCTATCGACAAGGATGAAGTCCTGGCAGCACTGGATGTTATTCCAAGCAATGACTATGATACATGGTTCAAGATCGGTGGTGCATTGCGCAACGTGTTTGGAGACAGAGCGTTCAAGGTGTTCAAGGACTGGTCTGCCAAATCCAAGAAATTCAATTTAGATGATTGCCAGCGAAAATGGAATGATGTCAGCAACATCAAGGATTTGACCATCGGCACTATTTTCTTCTACGCAGATGAGGCTGATCCACAGTGGCGTGAAAGATATCAGGAAATCAAAGAGCAGAAAGAACGGGCCAAGGCTGGACATTGGACAAAGTTTTTCGCCAAAACACGGATGGCCATTGCTGATCTGCAAGGAAGGGAGATTCCAGAACAGGAATGGGCAGTCAAGGATAGAATCCCATTGCGGCATGTTTGCCTCTATACGGGTGAGGGTGCTGCGGGCAAAAGCATCAACGTCTTGCAGCTCTGCGTATGTCATGCGCTGAATTGCGTAGATGCAGAACGACAGCGTGAATGGCTCGGCGTCACTCCGCGGGCAGGCAAGGCGATTTTCATGGATGCTGAAGATGAGCATGACGTGATCTGGCGAAGGCTGAACAGCATCTTGGAATATTACAAATCTTCATATGAGGAAATCGCACCGCACCTGGAAATAATCACGATGGTTGATGATGAAGATGTTGCACTGGCTAGAGTAAACATCAAAACTGGAAAATTACAGACCACGATCCGATATGACAAATTGTATGAAATGGCCGGCGATCTAAAACCTGTCATGATTGGGATAGCTTCCGCGGCTGATGTATTTATTGGTGCAGAACAGGTTAGAAGTGAGGTGCAACAGTTTGTTCATTATATGCGACGATTGGCCATTGTTGCAGATGGCGCAGTCAATCTCATCGCACATCCCAGTCTTACTGGCATCAATACCGGCACTGGAATCAGTGGCAGCACGGCATGGCACAACAGCGTACGCGCGCGGATATATTTGAAAACCGTCAAGAACGACGATGGTCATGATGAAGGATTGCGGGAAATCACGTTCATGAAAAATCAATATGGCGAGCTTGGTGAAAGTTTGATCTTGAAATGGCAGAATGGATTGTTCCTGCCGATAGAAGGGCAGGATATCAGCGCCAGTTCTCGTCATGCAGTAGCACGCAATGTGTTTTTGAGAATACTCCGAAGGTTCCTTTCATTAGGAATGAATGCTGGTCCTACGAATGGCACCAGTTATGCACCATTCTTGTTTGCCAAAGAACGAGAGGCGCGGGAAAACGGTTGCGGAAAAGAAATTCTGGCGCAGGCGATGCGGACTCTGATGGAAAATAAGAAGATATTAGTTGAACAGTACGGCAAACGAGATTCCAAACGATTTATCATAAACCCTGTGCAGCAAGGAGAAGATGATGACATTCTATGATAAAAACCGCTGGTACACCACTCGGTACACCATCGGTACACCATCGGTACACCACCGTCCGCTGGCACAGGGTACACCACCCCCTCTACGTGAGTAGGGGGTGGTGTGCCCGACAGGTTTGGTTGGTGCCCCATCCTGCTACTATTAAAAGTTGCAACGGCGGCTAACTTGCATTTCGGTGGTGTTTGGGCGTAGGCTGCACACCCAGAACCGGGGACCGGCCATGCGTCACGATTTCTGGATGCTCGCTGCTACAAACAGAAATCAAGAATGGCGCGCCGCATATCACGCAGAAGTCTCCGGATTCAAATTCTATCTTCCGCAAATTCGTAGTTCCTCTGGTGGAAGGGAGTTTCTTTTTCCGGGATATCTTTTCGTTCAGCTTCGTCGTGGATGGGAAATTCTCATTCACGCGCGAGGCTTTCGGCGGATATTCCTTACGAATGAGGAACCTTGGAAAATTCGCGGAAAGGAATTAGATGTGTTCCGCAGAAGGGAGGATTCTCACGGCATCGTCTGTCTTCAGTCTCGCTTTCGTCTTGGTGAACGTGTAGTCATACAGAAAGACAAGGATCTGTTCAACGGATATGTCGGCATCTTCAACGGAGATACTCCGGAACGTAGATGTCGCATTCTGTTGGAAATGTTAGGGCGGCATGTTCCAGTCATGTACGATGAGTCGTACCTAGAGCTTGCTGCGTAAGCCATTCTTTGGAACCACCCCTTGTGCGCCAGCGGTTTCTAGACCGACTGGTGCGGAGCTATTCGCAGAGTGCTGTATCCAGACCCTCTATCCAAACAATATAAGAAGTGGTACGGCAGACGAGGATATCAGCGTCGTCGTAAGCAACAACTATTGAATCATCCTCTCTGTGAGGAATGTCTCAGGCGTGGAAGATATATTCCTGCAACGATAGTTGATCATCTCGTACCACATAAAGGGAATTTCAATCTCTTCATGCTCGGAGATCTTCAATCGTTATGTGAGTCGTGTCACAATTCCACAAAAAAGAATATTGAAATTCGTGGATACAGCAGGGAAGTAGGTCCCAACGGATGGCCGATAGATTCCCTTCATCCAGCGAATCTCCCACGTAGGGCAAAGCATTCACTTAACAAATCACTTTAAGAACCGATCGTAAAAAAGGACTAAAACAGGACTTTTAAAACGCGGTGGGATTATGCTTCAGGGTGGGGGGGAGGTAGCAAATTTTTCTAAAGCCTTCCGCGCGGCGCGGCACCTTCGGACATATTTACTCTGATAGAGACGTTTTTGGATCCTCTCGTAGCATTTTATTTTGACTCATAAAAATAGATTGACTGTCTCAAATTAACTGGAGTGGGGTGATGAAAAAATTGGCTCTGTCCGTTCTCGCCTTAATTCCATTTTCAGCGAACGCAGACAACATCAGCCCGTGGTCCACAAGCTGTGGAACCTGGAGTGCTACAAACCAGAAGGGTCAAACCATTGGTCCGGCACCGTCCATCAGTCCAGACGCGACTCAAGGGTTCGGCGGCAATTATGGTGTCAGCCTCAACCTGCAAAACTGCGCAGGAGCTCCAGGACCTCCAGGTCCAGCAGGTTCTCCCGGTGCGACAGGTGCGACAGGACCAGCTGGATCAATGGGTCCGCAAGGTCCTCCCGGTCTCGGCTTCAATCCCGGGAAACTTGACGCATTCACAGCAGCGATTTCTCAGCCAGCGTGGTTGGAGAAGGGCGAGAACTATTCCGTAAGCGGAGGTTTGGGCTTCGGTGAAAATGCTACCGCATTCGGGCTCACAGGCATCATGCGCATTGCGCCCAATGCGGCAGCCTACGGTGGCTTCGCCGTCGGGCCATCCAGGCTCATTGGTGGCAAGGTCGGTGCCAGATTCGGGTGGTGAGGAGGACAGGTATGGGCTCGGTTGAACCTACATCAATGACCAATCCAGGTGCATTCAAATCAGGAAAAGAACCACCACCGATAAACACCAATTCCAAGCCGTGGGAATATTGGGCGAGTGCCATGCCCGAAGGTTTGCTGGATGACAAGATAGCTTGGCTGAACTTGGCTGGGACACAGGGTTGGGAGCTCATGTTCGTTGAAGGCTGGGATCCAGATGCTGCCACCGGCATCGCATGGTTCAAGAGACCAGCATGAGCCTTGACGATCCGCACGTGAACAAAATGTTCTGGCGCATCGTTGCTGCGTCATTGCTGGCAGTCGTGGTCATAGTTGCACTTGTTTTCTGGCTACAATGAATGCCATTCGCTCCATTCACATGCGCGATGGGCGACAGTCCGGCGGTGTCGCTGCCCGCAGCAGCAACCGTCAACATCGCTCCACCAGATGTGCTGGATGCTGATGGTGATCCGCAGAGCAACCCGGTTGATACCAATCGTGTTATCATCACCGGCAGCGGAACTATCAATAGTTTCGGGCAGGCATGTGGAGGTGCCGTAGGCGAGCAAGGTGAGAAATGCACGGTCACCAAGAAGCTGACGTTCCAGCCTACGTCTGGTCAAACAATAACACTGCATCACAATCCACCGACGTTGACGCTGCTCGGTGGCATAGATCGCAATATCACGGTTGAATGCTTCGGGGAATATCAAAGCGATCCAAGCGGGAATTGGCAGGAAACGCAGTTTTATTCTTCTGCTACGTCACCGGTTTCCGCGCGCGGTGGATTGCAATCACTGATCTACTACAATGCCAGTGCAACCATCACTATTCCGCCGTTGGCCACGCGCGCATGGATCAGGATGTGGGGTGGTGCCGGTGGCTCTGCCTACTACTACTCGTCGGGGACTGGAGCGCCTGGATATCTAGAAAAGTGGTTGACTGGAATAGTTCCCGGTAATACTTTGATCTTTACGCGAGGCAATGGTGGGGCTCCTGGCGACAATTCCGGCTCTCACTATAGTGGTGATAACGGTACGGCCTCGATCCTCGCCAGTGGTACGCAGACGATCGGTACGTTGACTGCCAATGGTACGTTGGGAGTGAACTACGGTGATCAGAATCCTTCTCCAGGCGGGACGGCTACGGGCGGCGATATTAACCTGAAGGGTCAGGGCGGTTTTCGTCAGTGGCAGGATACGTCTCCCGCAGTGCCGGTCTGGCGTCCGGGATCGGGTGGAATGAATACGATGTGCCGCGGAGCCGACGGCAACGACGCTGCCGTGACTCAAAACGGGAATGCGGGGATGAACGGCGGCATGTGCATCTTCTGGTTCGCAGATACGGTGATGTAATGGGATTGCAAGGAATAGGTGCCAAGAACAGGTTTCAACGCAAGGAAGCGGAGGAGCTTGCAAGTCAGGTTCATCTTACGTGGGATGATGTTACGCTTACTCGCAGTGAGCGGGTGATCAAGTTCATAGAGGACCTGACCATCACCAGTGGCGGCATGGCCGGTCAGAAATTGATTTTACGACCGTGGCAGCGTCGGTTCATTGAAACGATTTACGGCACCTCCGGTGGATTGAAGCAGAAAAGTCCAAACAAACATCATTGGTCCAACTTCAAGATGGATGACCCGGAAAAGTTTCCGGAGTATAAACCGGCTCGCACTATTCGCACTGCGATCCTGAGCATGGGTCGTAAAAATGGAAAAACCCAACTCGCCGCGGCTCTCGCGCTTTGTCATTTGTCGGGACCGGAATCGGAATCTCGTGGTGAAATTTATTCCTGCGCCAACGATAGGTTCCAAGCTGGCAAGATATTCAACGAAATGTATGCGATGGTGCGCAATCATCCTTGGCTGGACGCTCGTTGTAACGTCAGCCGGTTTAAGAAAGAGATTGAAGATATGAGCAATGGCAGCGTCTATAATGCGCTGTCATCCGAAGCTACCACCAAGATGGGGTTGAATCCAAGCTTCGTCGTATATGATGAGTTGGGTCAGAGCAAGAACCGCGACCTATACGATGCGATGGACAGCGCGATGGGTGCCCGTAAGGAACCGTTGTTGCTGGTGATATCTACTCAGGCTGCCACCGACCACGCTCCACTGTCCATGCTCATTGACTATGGCAAGAAGGTACTGGCTGGTGAAGTTAAGGATCCGGCCTTCCACCTCACATTGTACGCTGCCGGTGAAGATGATGATCCGTGGGATCAGAAGACCTGGGAGAAGGCCAATCCGGCGCTTGATGATTTCCGCAGCCTTACAGACGTGAAGCGTTTGGCCAATCAGGCGCAACGTATGCCCGCACAAGAGAATGCTTTTCGCAACTTGATACTGAATCAGCGTGTGGCAGCTGAGGCTCGCTTTGTCGAGCAATCAATATGGAAAGCAAATGGTCAGCCGCCAAGTATTCCGCAGGGAGTGCCGATCTATTGTGGGCTGGATCTCGGCCATGTGAATGATCTTACCGCACTAGTCATGGTGTGGGAGGACATGGAAGCTGTGCTCCACGTCGTGCCGCACATCTGGATTCCCGGAGATGTGAAGGCGAAAAGCGATTTGGAGCGCGCTCCCTACGAGCTCTGGGTCAAGCAAGGATACCTGACTCCAGGCGGTGATGCGATGGACCCGCGCTTGGTCGCCAGGAAGATTGCCGAAATCCACAGCTTCAACAGAATCATATCAGTTTCGTTTGACAGGTGGCGTATAGCGGAAGTGCGTCGTGCTCTTGACGATATCGGTTGCAATGTGGAATTGCTGCCGTTCGGTCAAGGGTTCAAGGACATGACACCGGCGGTGGACGTGGTAGAACGTCTGCTGATCCAGAAACGAATTCGCCACGGCATGCATCCGGTTCTCACGATGTGTGCTGGCAATGCTGTGGTTATCCGTGATCCTGCCGGAGGCCGTAAGTTTGACAAGGCTAAGTCAACCGGCAAGATCGATGCATTGGTGGCTATGGCAATGGCATTGAGCACCGCATGTGTGGTGAAGCCGAAGGTGATAGACGTAGAGGCACTGATCGCGTGAATTATCCGTGGCGCTTTGACGATGACAAAAAGTTTGATAAGCACTGTTTGCTTCTTGAAACGGCGCGCGTATTGATTCGCGGTGGGAAGTTTGATGCTGCCTTGTTGCATCTTGACGATGCGTTGAAGCTAGGTGAAAGTCCCAACGCTCATTGGAATCGTGCTCTGGCTTTGTTGGCTCTTGGTCGCTACCAGGAAGGCTTCAAAGAGTATAGGAACAAACTCTTGTTGTTCCCGCAATGGCCGGAAGGTGAAAGACTTAGACGTGACCTCCCGCTCTGGAGCGGTGAACCGCTGAACGGTAGGCGAGTGGTGCTGATTCATGAGGCAGGTTATGGTGATACTATCATGCTCAGCCGCTATATCAAAGTTCTTCATGAAAAGAATATTGATGTGGCAGTTGCAGTTCCTGATCCTCTGCGTCACCTTATTGGACAGCTGGCTCCAATCGTTGGAGAAGTTGGTGAACGAGATGTCCAATGCCAATTCTTTGACTTGATGTGGATATTGGATCAAAGCATCCGCACCATACCAGTGCAGCCTTACTTGGAACCTGAAATTGAGCTTAAGAAAAAATGGGAACGAATTACGAGCCTTCAGGACAAGAAGAAGGTTGGCATTGCATGGTCCAGCATCCGGGATGCAAATATGTGGCGCAGCCTGGAGCTTAAGCAATTCTTGGATTGTTTGGACATTCCCAACGCAGTGTTCTTCAGCTTGCAGGAACATGACAGCCAACTAGCAACCAAGCACGGTGTTTGGGCAAGTAAGATAAATAATTTCGCGGATGTCGCCGCTCTCGCCTCGGTCATGGATATGATTGTATCGGTGGACACGGCGGCTCTTCATGTGGCTGGTGCGATTGGCCACATGAACACCTACGCGGTTCTGCCGCACGTCATGTGCTGGCGATGGCAGTGTGACAATCCGTGGTATCCGAACATCAAGTTGTGTCCTCAGCAGAAACCGGACGATTGGTCCAGTGCATTTGAGCAGATCGACAGATAAAGAGCTGGATTACTGGCAGCGTTACTTCGCGGTGCACTTTCCGCAGAAGCAGAATCCGCATCATCAACCGCCTGGAAGTCCACAGGGAGGTGAGTTTGCGCCGGCGGACGGCGGAGGTGGTGGTGGCAAGGAAGAGCCGCTTCCCAAGCTCACCAAGACTGACAAGCGTGCTTATGAAGGAGAACCTGTAAGTATCAAAACCAAATTGACCAAGCGCGAAACTGGCAAGTTGGGTGAGTCTATAGCTGCGGCCTATATGCGCAGCCAAGGATACAAGGACACTAGACCAATCAATCATGAACACGAAAATTTTCCAGTTGATATGATTCAAGACCATGAGCTAGTTGAAGTGAAAACCGGCATTGCCAGCAGCACGACGCCACGATGGAGAGCAACTATTGGTCAGCCTGGAGTGGAGGAAACCAAATGGCTGAAGACTGCTAGTGTTGAAGATAAGAAAGTGCACAACGCCCATAAGAAGCAGGAAATCATGCAACGCAAGATGGGTGTGCTTGCTGAGTATTCTAAAAAGGTCGGCAAGGAATTCAAGGGCAAGACCTTTACGATGATCGTTAATCCGGATACCAAGCACGCTGATTTGTATTTGTTTGATGGGTTTCACCAGGAAATTCGTTGGACATCTGAACTGGCGAAGAAGAGCTATGTCGGATCTTATCACTATGAATGAAGATGATGAGGACGGCCTCGAAGGCATGTCCAATGAAGAAGTCGCTGCACTGGTACGGCAGAAGCCTGATCCTGCGCCGAAGGCAGTGCAGGATGAGTGGAAGAAGACCGCTGATAAGCATGAGGCGGAACTGCGCAAAGGTTTTGACAAACACTGTGAGTCAATATCTGAATCCTCAAGAAACTGATCTTGTCATCAACATGGTGAGCAATGTTGCTCCCAAGGTGATGATAGAAATAGGATGTCAGCTAGGTGAAACGGCCAAGGTAATCTTGGAGCAGGTGCACACGCTGGAACGCTACATCGGCATAGATGTGCCGTTTCGTCATAAGACCAGACTTACTGGTCAACAGCATGAGGTTCCAGCAAATGCTGGTTTGTACGCGGAGGATGATCCAAGGTTTTATTTGTTGTTGTGTGATTCAACGAAGTTGATGCCATCTGATCTGGAACCATGCGACGCAGTGTTCATAGACGGTGATCACAGTGCTCGAGCCGTGATGCATGACAGTAGACTAGCTAAAGCATTGGTACGACCGGGAGGTATCATTATCTGGCACGACATGCACAATGAAGCAGTAGAAGTCACGCCAGTCATTAAAGAATTATGTGCTGAAGGTTGGCCGATCATGTACATAGAAAATACGTGGTTGGCATTTTGCAGGATAGGAAACAGCCATGCCAATGAAACCGAGTAAGGATGAGTCGCAAAGCGATTTCATGCATCGGTGCGTTCCGGAAATGATGGGTGACGGCAAGCGTGAGCAGGATCAAGCTGTTGCCATCTGCATGGATATCTGGCGTGGCAAAGCTGCCGTTGCTCCTACGCCACAGAAGGATGAACCGTTCAAGGTCTTCATGGATCGGTGTGTTGCTGATTGCATGAAGCAAGATCCAGAAGCCAATGAAGATTATGTTCATGACCGGTGCAGTATCTTATGGGAGGAATTTCAGGTGCCCGGACAGCCTGGAGGCTTGCACAGTTTTGAAGATGGTGTGCGCGTCAAGACCCATAGTGAAGAAGTGCACGGCATGGATTTTGTGCTCAGCGATGCCACGCCTGATCGCATGGGTGATATCATAGAGGTTGAAGGCTGGGATTTAGAAAATTTCAAGCGTAATCCTATCGCGTTGTTTAATCACAATCCGAACTTTCCTATCGGTAAATGGAAAAATTTGCGTACTGATAGCGATGCGCTGAAGGGTTATCTTGAGCTTGCACCCAAGGGCACATCCGAAAGGATTGATGAAATTCGCCGATTGATTCAAGCTGGCATACTCAAGGCAGTCAGTGTTGGATTTCGGCCGATTGATAGCACGCCTATCAACCATAAAGATCCGTGGAGCGGCATGCGTTTCACGAAGCAAGAATTAGTGGAGACTAGTCTTGTCGCTGTACCAGCAAATCCCAATGCGCTGGCAATGGCCAAGTCTCTCAAAATTTCCCCTGCCACCCTTGATCTTGTTTTTGCCAAGACCGGCAGACAAAACAACGTCTCGGTTGGCAGGGGAGCGTCCGGCAAGCCCGCCGAAATCCCCGTACAAAGGAGATCCGCCATTATGGACGGATTGTTAGCTCCCAGGATCGCTGAGTCGGAGAAGCGGTTGAATGGCTACCGCGATCAGCTCACCGAACACCTGAAGAACCAAAACGATGAGAATGTCAGTGATGCTGACCTCACCGTTACACATGACCTGAACGCTAAAATCGCTCAGGAAGAGAAGACGCGCCAGAGCCTCATTGATTCGCAGAAGCGCCTCGGTTCAATCAGCACCGTGGAGCATGAGGAAAATGTTGGCAAAGGCACGGCTATGACCATCCACAGTGCACGCCCGTTTGCTCTGCCACAGAAGAAGGTAGAGCCGGTGGAGTATATCTGGCGCACACTGACGGTCACCCTTAAGCAGCATACCGAAGGCCACAAGCGGCCGATCATGGATGTGCTTCAGGATACGTATGGCGAAGATGAAGTCACGCGTCAAATGGTTGGCATCATGACACGTGCTCCTTCGTCGCCGGCGACCATTCCGCAAACGTCATGGGCTGCGGAAATCGTGACTCAGATCTGGGCAGGTTTCATGGAAGCGCTCTTGCCGTTCTCTGTGTTTCCTGAGATTGCCAGACGCGGGCAGTCGTTCACTCTAGGGCGCAATGGTGTTATCAACTTGCCGCTGCGTCTCAGCACTCCACAGATCTCCGGCTCGTTTGTCGGAGAAGGCGCGCCGATTCCGGTCCGTCAGGGTGCATTCGCCACGGCTCAGCTTACTCCGAAGAAGCTTGCGGTGATTTCTACGTTCACGCGCGAGATCGCGGAGCACAGCACGCCAGCGATTGAGGGATTGATCCGCGAAGCTATCCTTCATGACACTGCCATTTCTCTTGACAGTGTCTTGTTGGACAGCAATCCTGCCACCACAGTGCGGCCTCCGGGTCTGCTCTATGGTGTCACGCCCACGACTGCCACGACAGCGGGTGCTGCGACGGTGATTGCTCTTAACGGGGATATTCAGAAGCTTATCCAGGCTCTGAATGTTGCCACGTTGGGCAATATCCGTAATCCGGTATGGTTGATGAATCCTGCTGAAACTACTGCTGCCGGATTGGCCATGACGACCACTGGTGATACGCCTTACAAGGATGAGATCTCCCGTGGATCGTTGATGACTATTCCGATTGTTAAGTCAACCATCGTTCCGGCAGGCACCATGATCCTGATGGATTGCCACGATTACGCTTCCGTCATGGAAGTGGCACCGAGGTTTGATGTCAGCGATCAGGCTGTGCTGCATATGGAAGACACTACTCCTCTGGCCATTGCCAGTGGAAGTCCAGGTACAGTTGCCAGCCCGACCCGTTCACTTTGGCAGACTGACACTATCGGTATCCGGATGATCATGCCGCTGAACTGGCTGCTCCGTCGTGCTGGTATGGTGCAGTATATGACGGGTATGACTTGGGGATAAGATCAAGCGCATGACTGGCGGCCTTCGGGCCGCCTTCTCTTTTCTTCCTAGCAGCAAAAGGAGATCCCAATGGCTGCAACTGAACCTACGGCTGTCCAGACTGAACAGTTGGAAGCCGCAAAGGAACTGACTGCTCATATCTTTGAGCAGACCACCAAGCGAATGTCTGGCAGGCCGACGCCAACTCAGGAAGAGTGCAACAAGGCAGCGCTCGGTATTCACGTAGCTATGCACGAGGATGATGGATCAGGTCCGGACCCTCGTGCGCCAGTGTGGCACGGCGGACTGACCGGAGGTCATCCGGTGAAGACGATGGAGGCGAAGCCAGGAGGTGGATACTCGACCCGAGCATCCACAGCGAGCCGAGCTTCTACGCATTCCTCGTCAGGCCACACAAGCTAACCAAGTGAAGCTTCCTTTACTTAATCGGGTGGCGAGTCTCTTCCGCCAGAAGGCGGATGGAGATCCTGTGCCTGGACCGTGGTATCTACCAATCACAGGAGGTTGGTTACCTGAGGAAGTTGGAAGCTATTGGAATTGGTGGCAGATGGGCGGAATGCCCATACCGCAATCCGCCCAATCTGCTATCGTTGAAGCATGTATCAGTGCTTATTCGCAGACGGTCGCAATCTGTCAAGGCGATCATTGGCGCAAGACTCCCAAGGGAGGTCGGGAGCGGGTAACAACAAGTTCGCTCAGTCGCATATTGCGTAAGCCGAACGACTACATGTCTATCAGCGATTTTATGCTGAACATGGTTCGGCAAATGTATTTGCACGGTAACGGTTATGCCCTAGCAGTGCGCAATGATCGTTATGAGATTGCCGAATTGCACTTAATGAATCCTGTTCAGTCATGGCCTCAGATCGCTACGACCGGTGATGTGTTCTATAGGCTTAATGGAAATCATGTTGTCAATTACCGATTAGGTAATGACCCGATCATTGTTCCAATGCGTGATGTGTTGCATTTCCGTTTGCACACTACGAGATCACGATGGCCGTATCCGTTGGTAGGTGAGTCACCGTTGGTAGCAGCGATGACCGATATCCTAACGCAGGAGTCTATCCTTGGCCAGCAGATGGGGTTTTACAGAAATCAAGCGCGACCTTCGGCTGTGCTTTCTACTGATTTGGTCTTGGATAAAGATCAGGTACAGGCACTCCGTGATAGATGGAATGAGCAAACCAAGCTTCTGCAGTCTGGTGGCACTCCTATCCTCACGGCGGGATTAAAGGTTCAACCGTGGAGTGTACCGGGTAAAGATGCATCTATTGCTGAGATGCTGAAGTTCACTGAGCAGCATATAGCTCTGGCGTTTCGCATTCCACAGCAAGTGCTCGGGCTCGGTAATGCGCCGCACAGCAGCACTGAAGTGATGATGCAGATGTGGCTTGCGAGCGGCTTGGGATTTTGCCTGAGCCATATTGAATCTGCGTTTGATTTGTTGTTTGATCTTAAGGGTACACCTGATGAATATGTAGAATTTAATACCGATGCGTTATTGCGTAGTGCCTACAAGGAACGCATTGATGCATTGGCGCGCGGTGTGCAGGGTGGGATCTACTCACCGAATGAAGCGCGAGAGCACGAGGGCCTTGATAAAGTTGCATACGGCGATGAGCCGCGTGTCCAGCAGCAAGTGGTGCCGTTGAGTGCAGCCGGGAAGATTCCAGGACCGACTGCACCGAAACCTTTTGGTGGAGCTCCGGTTCCAGGGAAACCAGCACCTCCGGCACCTCCGGCACCTCCGGCACCAGCACCGAAGAAGGATTACAATGACGACGTTAAACGAGAGCTTAGAAATATCACATCTTCCCTTGCTCGAGCCAACGCAAGAAGAACCACTCCTTGATGCATGGCGTCAGGTATTAGTTGGTCTACTTGAAGAGCAGCGAGTGCAATGGGAACGTGATCGTAGAGTAATGGAGGCGGAATACGCTCGTAGCATTGCTGAATTGCGAACGCAGGTGATTGAGCTGCAAGCCAAGTTTACTGAAATGTTTGCTAGGCGATTGGAGAGCCTACATGATGGCAGTGACGGGAAGGATGGGCCAGCCGGTCCGCAAGGTGTTGTTGGTCCCCAAGGACTTCCTGGAGAGGTCGGAGAGAAGGGAGAGCGCGGCGAAGTTGGCGAGACTGGTCCGATTGGAGGACAAGGTCCAATGGGTCCGGCAGGTCCGGTCGGCGATACAGGTCCTCCGGGCGAACGTGGAGATACTGGCTTACAGGGACCGCAAGGTGATCCCGGCGAGCGCGGTCCTGAAGGGCCAAAAGGTGAGCAAGGGATCACGGGTGTTCGCGGAGAGACCGGTTCCGTGGGCGTTCAAGGGGAAAAAGGTGAGAAAGGCGATCCCGGTCCAAAGGGCGATATAGGTTTAACTGGTATGCAAGGCATGTCAGGAGAAATAGGTGAACGAGGACCAGCAGGAGCGCGTGGAGAAATTGGTCCTAGTGGTTTGCAAGGTGAAAAAGGTGAAGCGGGTGCTCAAGGAAGTAAAGGCGATCCAGGAGAGTGTGGTGATCCAGGTCCTAGAGGCGAACGTGGTGAACCTGGACCAATAGGTCCGCAGGGTCAGTTCCCACTCGCCAAAGCTTTTCGGGAAGGTGAAGTTCATTATGCCAGCGAGGTTGTGATAGTTGCCGGTGCTACATGGCAAGCAAAAAAAGATACCGGAAAAGCTCCGCCGCATGAGGATTGGATTTGCTTGGCTCATGCGGGTGTGGATGGTGTTTCTCCTACGGTTCGCGGAACGTATGACCCGAAAGAAAAATACCAACGGCTCGACATCGTAGCTTTCAACAAAGGTAGCTTCATAGCACGGAAACATGATCCCGGCTCATGTCCCGGTGAAGACTGGCAGTTGATTACAAGCTACGGTAAGAGGGGAGAGCGCGGTCCTCCTGGAGTTCAGGGACTCAAAGGTGACCGCGGTCCTCCTGGTGATCCTGCTCTTGCAATTAAAAGTTGGAAATTTTTTCCGGCCAAATATATCGTGGTGCCAATAATGGCAGATGGTCGTGAGGGTCCGCAGTTAGAGCTCCGTAGTTTGTTTGAGCAGTATAACGAGGAACGTCGTGGCTGATATCATCACGCATATTATCACGCCTGCGGCTAACTATGATTTGCTTGGCTTGGACGAGCTCAAGTTAATGTTGGGCATTTCGAACACTGATACTACGCAGGACGCACAACTTTCTCAGATGATCACACGCTACAGCGATGTGGTTTCGGTAAAGTGCAATCGCATATTTGCTTACGAAGAACTTAGCGAAACTTGGAGCGGGTTGAATCAAGCGTGCAATCGTATATTTTTAAGTCATTGGCCGGTGGATGCAGTAGATATAGAAAGTGTGGAATCACCGTTGGGTACGGTGTTGGATCCAAGTCAGTATGAGCTTGAGGAGCTCAGTGGTAAGCTGGAATTTAATAACAGCACCACCAGCACCAGTGGATCTTATGGCGCGATGTGTTCACCGTCGCAGCCATTGAAAGTGACTTACAAGGGAGGCTTTCACTTGCCGGATGATCCACGACCTAGCTTGCAAGCTTTGAAACAGGCAACAGAAATCATGATTTGGGAACAACGATTGTTTAATTCCATTATGACGATGGGTGGCGTGCGAAGCGTTGGTCATAAAGAAGCGCGCGTGAATTTCTTTGATCCATTCCAGATGCTTGGCAAGCTCTGGGGTGGTGGACCGCCGAGCGCCAATGCCGTGGATGCACTGCTGATGCATTATGTGAGGCTTCAGGTCTGATGCCGCTAGAGATCACCATATCCAATGGCCAAGATATACTTGCCAAGTTTGATAGCCTCATCAAACGGGTTGAAGTTGCTGGCGATGTTCTTGCGGAGCAGTTGGTGCACTGGCAGCGCGAGGACATGCATCGTAAGTACCCAAACATAACGAAAGTGGATCGCTACACATGCTATACGCGCATTTGGCCACGATCACGATTGGCCATGCAGCCTGGATACAAGGCACCAACACCAACGAGAGCAAAGCGTGTTAGAACATTTACTGTTGGTGGAGTGAAGATAACCAAGAAGTTCAACTTCAGGCCAATTCTGCGAGTAGTGCTGGTGGATATGCTTCATGCCAGAATGAAAGCAGTTGGCGAACAAATAATGGATTGGAATTGGTCGGGTCCGGCGTAAACTTTTCTGTACTGGTGTATCTGCCGAACTATGAAGTGTTCGCAGTGCCGGTGACTTTTGTGACTACGAGTGCAGGGACTTACACGAATAGGGGGATCTTTACGACTGAATTGGTAGATGTACCTGCAATGGATGGTTCAATCTTTCAGGATCAGCGCACCATATTAGATATTCGTGAATCTGAGTTCTCTTCTATACCGGCGCAAAGAGATCATGTGATTATTCCACGTGATTGCAACGGTGTAAATCAAGGTGAATGGGAGATCATTGATTCCTGGACCAATGGTGGTGGTGAAACAACTTTCGTGTTGCGCAAATGGACGCCATAAGCCCAAGATTGACTGCTGCCACCAACAGCTACGGATTGTTGATCCGGGATGGTCTTTATGATATCTTGACTGCTAATCCTGCTTTTGCTGGATATACGGTTCGCAAGAATAAAATGATAATCATGCAGGAAGAATACCTGCCTTTTCTGAGTGTCTACATACTAGATGAAACGATGGGTCCGGATGGTGATATAAACGCTGGTGAAATCAGGTTCATACATAATCTGCGTGTTGGTTTTAGTGTATTGATTGCTGATAATGATCAGGATGCATTGGAAACAGCTATAGACGCAGCGTGGTGGTCTATCATGACGGGTCTGTGGCCCAACAATGGGGTCACCAATGTGATGGTTAGTAAGTTGCCGGATAATGTAGAAATAGAAGGTGTTGTGCGTGGCGTGCGACGGCATGTATTTGGTGTGGCACAGCTACATAATCAAACACCTGTTGCAGAGCTTCAGTATGAAGCTACAATCGTGTTCAGGTCAACGTGGCCGCCGCTGATTCCAGATGACTTCCTTACGTTGGATGTTAAGACTGGCGTCAAGGCTGGTGATACACCTGCTGAAATGGCTCAGCGTTATCAGGAGCATGCTCAATACGACTTTTCTCCAATTCCAGCACCGACGGTGACCAGTATATATCCAACTTCTGGGCCGACAACTGGTGGCACACGTCTGCTTATCAATGGCACCAACTTCATAGAGGTTGCGTCAGTCAACTTCGGTGCTGATGAGGTTTCGTTCATCGTTGATAGTGACACCGCGTTGACCATAGTCACGCTGGCTGGAAATGGCACGGTGGATATAGTAGTGACTACGACCAGCGGAACAAGTCCAATAACAGCAGTAGATCAGTTTACTTTTACTTGAACTTTAACCACTGAAAAGGACGAAGGAGAAAAAGATGGTTACGGTAGTGAGCAAGCCAATTCGTAAGCGAAGGGCAGCATTTCCTCATCCGCGTGTAAGCGTGCCTGGAGTGAGGGTGTTGCCTGCGAATGAGGAGCTTCGCAAGTTGCTCCGTCACCCGAATGGAACCGGCTTTCGCCCGACAGGAAGCATTGAGTGGCCAGATGACAGGTTCACTCACCGTCGGCTACGAGACGGTGACATTACGATTGAGGAAAAGAGCGAAGATGCTCCCGTTAGGCGGGGACGTCGTTCAGAGCAACCGAGCGAGTAGGAGATAACCAATGCCGATCTCATTTGCCCAAATCCCCCAGAATATCAAAGTCCCTCTCTATTGGGTCGAGGTAGATCCGAGTATGGCGGGACTTCCAACAATCAATCTTCGCGCATTGCTTGTTGGAACTATGACAACGGGAACCAATGGTGGTGATGCTACGGCGGATATCGCCATTCCAATTGGTTCGCAGGCTCAGGCTGATCAGCACTTCGGCAGTCAGTCAGAACTTGCGCGCATGTTCCGGGCTTTCTTTGGCAACAACTTCGCTAATGAAGTCTGGGGTCTGCCGGTCGCAGAGGCTACAGGTGCCAGCGCAGCTACAGGCACCATCGTCATCAATACACCACCGACGGCGGCAGGCACTATTTCGCTCTATATCGCCGGCACATATGTGCCTGTGAATATCATGACCACCGATACGGTCAGTGATATTGCCACTGCTATTGAAGCGGCGGTCAATGATGATCCTACGCTTCCAGTAACAGCTACTTCGGCGACTGGTACTGTTACGTTGACAGCTACTTGGAAGGGTGTCAACGGCAATGACATCCAAGTGATGATGAACTTCTATGGTTCTGTAGGCAGCGAGGTGACACCTCCAGGTCTGGGGATCACATTGCCTTCGACCGGTTTCCTTACTGGTGGAGTAGGAACGCCATTATTCACGAATGCCATTGCCAATCTTGGCGATGAGCCGTTTGAATACGTGGCACTTCCGTTCACTGATTCTAATTCTATCTTTGAATGGGATCAGGAGTTCGGATTTTCTGATCAAGGACGTTGGGGTTGGCAGCGTCAACTCTTTGGTCATATCTTTTCCGCCAAGCGTGGTTCCTATTCTTCACTTCTCACGTGGGGAGCCACCAACAACAGTGGAGTGCTCAGTGTCATGGCGTTTGAAGTCGGCAGTCCTTCGCCGAATTTCGAATGGTCTGCGGCTTATGCCGCCAAGGCACAGCGTGCATTGATCAATGATCCTGCACGACCGCTTCAGGCTCTTACGCTCAATGATATCAAGATGGCACCAATCCATCAGAGGTTTGATTTCGTCGAGCTAAATTCATTGGCCAGCACTGGACTTGCTATTCAGCAGGTTGGCAGTGATGGTCAGCCTATGATCCTGCGTGAGCAGACGACTTATCAGTTGAATCTGTGGGGCGCAGGTGACGATGCTTACGAGTTGGTGACCACGCTTGCTACGCTGGCTAAGTTGATGCGCAATCAGAAGCATGAAATCACCAGCAAATTCCCGAGACACAAGCTCGCGGACGATGGAACGAAATTCGGACCGGGCCAAGCGATCGTCACACCGGGGATTATCAAGGCTGAGCTCGTGTCTCAGTATCAGATTGACATGTATAACGGACTGGTGGAAAACCTCCAGGCATTTAAGTCACACTTGATCGTCGAACGGGATCCGAATGATCCGAATCGTGTCAATGTCCTCTATCCGCCGGATCTCATCAATCAGCTTCGCATATTCGCGGTGCTGAATCAGTTCAGGCTCCAGTATGATCGTGGCATTGATACCGAGATCATTGGCCCGACGACTGGCCCATACAGTGCTTATTCTCAGGCTAACGGCTGAAAGGAGTAGTCAATGGCACAGAGAATAGCTGGCATTGCCTTCTTAACGGTGGATGGCAATCAGCTTGCCCTACGTGGAAACTTCACCGTTAGTCCTAGCGCAGTGGAGCGCGCCATGATCGCCGGTCAAGATGGTGTTCATGGATATCAAGAGTTGCCTCGGGTGCCGTGGATCGAAGGAGATCTTTCAACGATTCCCGGGCTTTCGCTGGAAGCGTTGGAAGCTGAAACCAATGTGACTGTCGTGGCGCAGCTTGCCAACAATATTCAATACACTCTCATCGGTGCTACGTGCAAGGCAGGTTTCGAGGCGAATACTCGAGACGGTCAAGTCCGAGTCCGGTGGGAGGGATTAACCTGCTCGGAGATCATCCTATGAATGAAAGACCTAACTTTAAGGAAGGCTTCGTTGATGATAAGAAACCAGATTCTCAACCTTTTACTCCACAGCCGGAAATCGCCAAGTCTCCATCTGAGGAAGATCTTCTAGTTGAGGATAAATGGCCTATCGTGGTTAAGCTCTTGTATAAGCCAGTAACCAATAACACTGGTGAACGGGTGCAGGAGCTTAGTTTTCGTGAACCGCGCGGCGGGGATATCAACCGATATGGTAATCCGGTGCGAATCAATCAGGACGGTGACGTAATGATTGACGAGCGCAAGATGCACTTCATGATGGCTGCATTGGCAGATATTCTACCACCGTTTCTCGAGAGTATGGATCCGCGTGATTGGAATTCCTGTGCGTATAGGCTGCGGAGGTTTTTTCTTCCAGATCCTCGGGCTTGGTAGGGAGCGAGGAGGAACTAGTTCTAGACTGTTATCGCTTGGCCAAGTGGTACAGTCAATCTCCCGAAGTATTTTTGGCCATGCCATTAAGCGAGGTGCGTAAACATTTGTTCCGCACATCGCGTCTGGCTAAAATCATGAGAGCCGAGTCGGAAGAATAACCGATGGCTGACGATCATCAACGAATGACGGAGCTTAGGCTGCAACTGAGCGTGGTGGATCACGCTTCAGTTCAGCTTTTGAATCTTCGTAACATCGTTTCAGACCTTTCAGGTGCCAATACTCAGGCACAGATAAAGCGTTTGGAAAGGAGCTTTGATGATTTAAACAAAGGTGTTGAAAAATTCACTCGTTCATTCAAGGATTTTTTCAGCACTGCATATAAGATACCCGGTGGATCAGTTCTTGCTGCTACGTCGGTAGGTGCTTTGGGACTTGCTGTGTTTAAGGCTGGTGATTATTTTTCAAAGTTTGCGCAGGGTCAGCTAAATTTGCAAGCGATGGGTACATCATTAGGCATCAGTGCTGCTCAGATTCGTGTTGTCAGCAATCAATTGTCTGGGGTAATGACACAAGAGCAAGCCAAATCAAACATTGATAATCTGGTAAAATCAATTCAGGAGCTTGGTCGGCTTAATAGTGAGGCTAGAATTAAGTTCATACAAGGTGCGGGTGAGTATGGCCCACAAGCCATAAAGATGGTGGATGTATTGCTTGGCTTTGTCAATAGGAATGAGCTTGACAAGGCCATGGACTATTATGTCAAGATGGTCAATGAAGGTTTTAAGAAAGGTACGGAACAGAATATTCCGCAAGCTATATTAGCGCGTCAGCGACGTGCATTCTTGGAAGCATTTGGTCAAGGCCCAGAAATTTTGAATTGGCAAGGTAGGCTGCGGCCAGCTAGTCCAGAAGAAGAGGCGGAGCAAAAGAAATTATTGGAAATGTCCAAGCAGATGGGCATGCAATGGGCGTTGACCAATGAAGCAATTGAAAAAATGAGTTTTGGAATTGAAAAAGTATTGTTGCCAGCCTTTACGAAAATTGTAGGTACAATGACTTCTGAAGAAGCTATTGCTTGGGGTGAATGGTTGGGTGGCCAGATTAAACAAACGATAAAGGATTTCAAAGAATTAGCGGACGAAATAAAAGGACTTGTTGATTTTCTGAATTCAACAAAAGCACAACCTAAGACAAAAGATATGTTTCCTGGAAGTTCTAAATCTGGGCCATCTGGAGGCGCAACAGGATCATGGGGTAATGATACACCGAAAGGTGGCGGTACGACAGGTTCATTACCGAGCTTAGGAGAGCAGATTGGTATAGGTTCACCACTTTTGAAGGGTGCGACAGGCAATACACCAGCAACTAATCCAACGCGATTTGTTGGTGGTGGCGGCGGTGGAGAAGGCAAGTTCTGGGAGCATTGGACTCGGTCAACAAACATAGAAGATCGACGCGGTGAAGTATACTCTGATCCTATTAAAGAAAATAATGCGCAGCTTCGTGAGTTGAATAACAATATCATGGCGCTCCTCAGTCCTGGTGGCTATGGTCCTGGTGCGGGTGGCGGAGGTCTCATAGGTGGTGGTGGCATGCTGCCGGGTGTTACCTACGGACAAGGTGCTGGCACTGGTGGAGGCAGTGGTGGTACGAGCAGCGGTGGTGGAGGAGGCACTACTACCGGTCCGACATCTGGTCCTGCAGTTTCTAGTCCTTCAATTAGTCCAGGTAGAGCATTCGGTGGCACGATTGGTCAGGCAGTGCAAGCGGCGGCTCCTGGAGCTAGATCTGGAGGAGGTGTGGGTAAAGGAGAATTTCAATCATCCAATACTGCCGTTGTTATGCAGGCAATTAGAACTCAGTTGGAACGTGATGGCATGCCACCGGAGAAAAGTCATATTGCGGCGGCTATTCTTACAGGACAAGCTATTGCTGAGTCTGGTTTAAATCCTCGTGCTGTTCATGACCGTGGTACGGGATATGGTATTTATGGTGCTGGTCATGGTCGCAGAACCGCAATGCTCGCATGGCTCAAAGCTAATGGTTATCCTCCAGACAGCTTAGAAGGTCAAGCACGCTACATGGCTCATGAAGCCATGACTAAATATCCACGCACACGACAAGCGTTGGAAAATGCCGATCCTAAAAATTTATATCCTTCTGTTGATGTTGTTACTAGAAATTTTGAGGCACCAGCAATAGCGAATTCAGGTCGTCGCTTGAGGGATGCAATAACAGCTTCCAGGAGCACGACGCAAGCCTCTACAGGGATACCGGAAGGATTAGCAAAGGCTGCGGACATAGCTGCCGGTGGACAAGCTACAGATCCAATAAAACCAATCGCTGGTCCGGTAGCACTTACTCCAGGCTCTACTACGATTGGAGATATAAGACGTGCACCATTGGTGGCAGCAGCAGGCTATCATCCGGAGCTAGCAAGTGTTGACACACGCCTTAAGGATACATTGTCTGCTGGTATAGCTGATTTTGAAGCGACACATCCTGACTACAGTGTGCAGGTTACTTCTGGGCGAAGGCATAAAAGTGACTATCCGCATTCTAAGTCTGGTCCGGGTGCTATTGATTTGGTGATTGTTAATAGGAAAACTGGACAGCATGTAA